CCATTGCTTTTTATGCCTTGGGTCGCTCAAAAGATGCCAAAAAGCAAAAAGCAAAATTTTACGAAAAATGGAAAGATTTAGAGGAAGAACAGCGACAAGAGTTGGTGGAGGACCTTGGAGACCTTGTGGAAGTCAAAGAAGCTTCTACGGTCGAAAACGTCTTGAATTTCGAGGAAAAAAAGGCAAAGATTTTGGAGGACGCGAAGAAAGTAGAGACCGATGACTTCTTAGAGTCTAAAGGTGTTGAAAAAGAAGAATGATTTTTTTGCTACCTTTTCTCTTCGCGCAAGAGCCGAAGTATAAAGAAATGAAAACAGGTGAAGTTGCCCCATGGGATGGTCGATTGTTGAACGAAGCAGCCATGCGAGTTCTTGTTGAAGATAATGTGACAAAAGATATGGTGTGCCAAGCCAAGATTGAGTTTGAGCTCAACAAATTGAGAATAGAAGAGAAATATCGCTATGATGTCCTTAAAGTAAAGACAGATGCAGAGATTGAGAAGCTTAACGAACTAATTACTTTACAAAGCGAACACATAGATGAACTAAGGCCACAAAACAATATTTGGCCACTCATCGGCGGATTTATAGCCGGTGCAGGAATTTCAGTTGGTATTATGTACGCAGTTAAACCCGGATTAACACAGTGAAGAAAAAAGACCCAAATTACGCTATAAAGGTTGAAAAAGCCATAACAGAAAAATATGGTGAAGAGACTGTTCAACATCCGAAGAAAGGCTGGAACGACGAAAAGGAAAAAGAATATTTAGAAGATCTTAAGGGGTTTTATAGATATGAGGAATCTGGGATGAATGACGAAGAAGAGATAAATGGAGTTTTAATCCCAAAGAAACTAATTACAAAGAATTCTAAACGTTCTTGTCCTGTGTGTAATGTTTATTCTTTTAAGTCGAATGATGATATGTATATGTCAAAATTTGATTGTTGTGAAAAGTGTTACATCCAATGGATAGAAGGGCGTGAAGAACGCTGGAAAACAGGATGGAGACCTAAAAATGGCTGAATCAAATATATTAGAAATTATACAAGGACTTTCGCAAGCTGCTGCAAATGCTTACGATGGTGCTCACGACGAAAGATTTACTCTTGACGGACAAGTTAAGAAAGTTGGCCTTCGACGAGAAGAAGGATGTCCAATTATGGATAAAAGAGTCAACGATGGCTTTGGTGTTAAATTTTACGGAAACAAGATTTGCATTAAATATCAATCAGACATTCAACTTAAAGAAGTTCACCAATCGAAAGATTTCGAAGGTGACATCGGTCGACAACTCAATGAGATCAAAAAGTTCCTTCAAAAAGAATATAAAGCAATTACTGGGAACTCTGTAACTCTTACCTCGGACGGAGAGCTTAAAGTTCTCGTTCAATCGACCTCGCGAGTTCGTTCATGGGTTCAAGCGTATCAACATTATAAGATTAGTGGAATCAAAGAAATGCCCACAATGGATCCTGCTGTTGAAGATAGCAGAAAGATTACACGAGATTTTCTAGAAAAATTTAAAGCGGCAAAACGACCAAGTAACGAGTTCATCAAGAAAGGTGACAACGAAAAGAAATGAAATTAGACATTTCTCAATTAATAACAATTGGAACAATTGTTGCTCTTTTAGCCGGCTTTTACTATACCACGCAACATCGGTTAGATACTTTAGAGATACAAGTAGAAACTCTTAAAAAATCAATAAGCAAGATTAATAGAAACAAAAAGAAGTGAAATGGCGTTTAAACTATCAAAGAAAGATATCGTAAAAGAAATCGTAAAGTCAGGGAAAGATCCCCAGTACTTCATAAACAACTACTGTCGAATCTCTCATCCTATGCACGGACTTATTCCGTTTAAAACTTATCCCTATCAAGATGATTTGATAAATGATTTCAACGATTTTCGTTTTACAATAATATTAAAAGCAAGGCAGCTTGGGATTTCGACAATCTCGGCTGCTTATTGCGCGTGGTTCATGTTGTTTCACCGAGACAAAAACATTCTTGTTATTGCAACCAAATTCCAAACCGCAGCGAACCTTGTAAAGAAAGTTAAAAACATTATGCAATACCTCCCAGACTGGATGAGAGTTGCTAAGATTAAAGTCGACAACAGAACATCATTTGAACTGTCAAATGGATCTCAAATTAAAGCAGCTTCAACATCCGGAGACGCTGGTCGTTCGGAAGCACTATCTCTTCTTATTATAGATGAGGCCGCTCACGTCGATGGACTTGATGATCTGTGGACAGGACTTTATCCTACGCTATCAACGGGTGGTCGCTGTATTGCACTATCAACTCCAAACGGTGTAGGAAACTGGTTCCACAAAACCTATGTCTCAGCTGACAACGGAGAATCTGATTTTAAAACAGTTAATCTTCCATGGGACGTACATCCAGAGAGAGATCGGAAATGGTTTGAAAAAGAGACTAAAAACATGTCTCGCCGACAAATCGCACAAGAATTAGAATGTAACTTCAATACTTCCGGGGACACAGTTGTTCATCCGGATGACATTGCTTGGTTACAAGAACAAATTGTAGAACCAACTTATAGGACAGGATATGATAGAAATTTTTGGATTTGGGAGAAGTTCCAAGAGGGCACTTCTTATTTGCTTGTTGCCGACGTTGCTAGAGGCGACGGCGCTGACAACTCTGTATTTCATGTGCTTAATGTAAATAAAATGGAAGTTGTCGCTGAATATCAAGGGAAACCTACACTAGACATGTACGCACAGATGCTTTACTCTGCTGGGATGGAATACGGCAAATGTCTTCTGGTTGTTGAGAACAACGGTATTGGTATCTCAGTATTTGAGAAACTTAAAGACATGGGATATGAAAATCTTTATTATTCAATTAAAGGTTCTCATGATTTTGTCGAAGCCTCTCAGGGAGAATTTATGACCAACGCAGTTGGTGGATTCACAACTTCAACGAAAACAAGACCTCTTATTGTTGCGAAACTAGAAGAGTTTATTCGAAATAAAATAATTAAAATCCCATCATCTAGAGCGTTTGATGAATTCAGAACTTTTATTTGGAACAATGGAAAACCCCAAGCAATGAGATCCTATCACGACGACATTATAATGTGCCTTTCTATCATGTGCTGGGTTCGTGATACCGCTTTGGAAGTATCAGAAAAAGACCTCCAATATCGTAAAGCTATGATTGATGGAATGTATATGAAGAAGAACGTTATGAACACTACGATAAAAGGGCAGGATGGGTATAATGCTGACTTCGAAACTAAATACAAAGAAGAGTTAAATATAACAAGAAACTTTGCTTGGATTTTTAAAGGATAATAAATGGCTAAAAGAAATAAGAATCTGGGGAAGAACCCCTACAATCCGGAGAATGGACTTTTCCGTTCACTAACAAGATTGTTTTCCGGACCCATCACACAAAGAAGAACACAACAAGGTCGTGCCTTAAGAAGACGGCACTTGGATGCTTACGCGTCACGCTTTACTTCTGCTTCCGGAAAACAATTCAAGAAACAAGAATATAACCCAATGAATATAATGACTCTCAATATGATTTCAAATAGAAATCGTAGCGAGCGTTATGTAGATTTTGATCAAATGGAATATACACCAGAGTGTGCTTCCTCCTTGGACATTTATGCAGATGAGATGACCACACATTCTTCTCTTCAACCTATGCTTAGAATCAAGTGTCCAAATGACGAGATTAAAACAATCCTTCATAATCTTTATCATAATGTTCTGAACATTGAGCATAACCTGTTTGGATGGTCTAGAACAATGTGTAAGTATGGAGATCTCTTTCTTTATTTAGATATTGAAGAACAGATGGGAATTCGTGCCTGTATTGGTCTTCCGCCACAAGAAGTTGAACGCTTAGAGGGCGAAGATGAAACAAATCCGAATTATGTACAGTTTCAGTGGAATTCCGCAGGAATGACTTTAGAAAATTGGCAAATGGCTCACTTTCGTATTCTCGGCAATGACAAGCATGCTCCTTACGGAACATCAGTACTAGAAGCTGCTCGGAGAATCTGGAGACAACTTACTCTCTTGGAAGATGCGATGATGGCTTACCGAATTGTTCGTGCACCAGAGAGAAGAGTTTTTAAAATCGATGTTGGCAATATTCCTCCGCAAGACGTAGAACAGTATATGCAGAAAGTAATGACACAAATGAAACGTCATCAGGTTACAGATCCAACAACCGGTCGACTTGATTTAAGGTACAACCCTCTTTCAATTGAAGAAGATTATTATATTCCTGTTCGCGGAACATCAAACACAAGCATAGAGAATCTTCCGGGTGGAGCAATGACTGCTACCATCGAAGATGTTAAATATTTACGAGATAAGTTGTTTTCTGCTCTTAAGGTACCTCAATCCTACCTTACAATGGGAGAAGGTGCAACTGAAGATAAGACAACACTCGCACAAAAAGACATTCGTTTTGCAAGAACAATCCAAAGATTACAGAGAGTTGTGATTGCTGAATTAGAAAAAATTGGCATCATTCATCTTTTTACAATGGGATTTCGGAATGATGATCTCCTGTCATTTAAATTGCAACTAAACAACCCATCAAAGATTGCCGAGCTTCAAGAGCTTGAACATTGGGATCAAAAATTCTCTGTTGCTAGTAATGCAACCGAGGGATATTTTTCCAAGCGATGGGTTGCTGAAAACCTATTTGGGCTTTCAGATGAAGAGTTCATAAGAATGCAGCGAGAAATGTTTTATGATAAAAAGTTCGGTGCATCTCTAGAAGCAGCAGCACAACCAGCGGAATCTGGTGGTGGCGACGCTGGCGGAGGTGGACTCGGAGACCTAGGTGGCGACGCTGGTGGTGACTCAGGTGGTGATTTAGATTTGGGTGGTGACGTCGGAGACGTGGCTGCTGGGGACGAGAGCCCTGGTGCCGAAGGGGGTGATGAAGCTGATGACGTCCTCTTGGCCGAACCCCCTGCTAAACGTGATGATGAACCGACCTATAAAAGAGGAAAGTATCAGCGACACCAAACATCATATAAGAAAGGTGGTAGAAAAAAGAACATGAAAAATCAAGCCACTGGAGAATACGGTAACACATACCGTACAAAATTTCATGGTAAATCTGGCTTTGGTGGATTAGATTCTTTAGCTCGCGGCATTACAGAAAGTAATGAAACAGAGGAAGAGAAACTATTTAAAACATCACATCAGGTTGATACTTTGATTGAAAGTTTATTAAAAAAGGTAAAAGAAGATGAAGCACAATAAGAAAAGAAACACCGCTTTTCTTTACGAATCTCTTGTAAAGGAATTGACGAAGGCTGTTGTTCGACAGCAAGAAGACCGTAAGGCAAAAATTATAGAAATAATTAAAGAGAATTTCAGCAACAATTCCGCATTACGAAAAGATTTAGATCTCTACAGATCGATTCTAGAAAATAAAGACAAGATGACTAAAGATTTTACAGATCGTTTTCTCGTAGAGACGAGAAAAGACTATAACAATTTAGATAGGAAAACTGTCTTTAATTCTCAAACAAAAGTTATTTCTCAGATTAATCAACAGCTTGGGGCCGGTGTTTTTAAAAACTTTGTTCCAAACTATAAAAACATAGCAACCGTGGGATCTTGGTTTCAAGATACAACATCAAATGCTAAGAGTCGTCTTATAATAGAGACAAAAGTAAAGTCTCTTTTGATACCTTCTGCTGTGGAGGAGAAAGAAATGAAACACATTGATAATCTCACTTATAAAACTTTTGTTGGAAAATTTAATGAAACTTATAAGAATTCTCTCAAGGAAAACCAAAAAAATCTTTTGACGAATTATATTACATCTTTCTCCGACAATGGCCTCGGACTTAAGTCATTTATTAACGAGGAGCTTGGAAATTTGAAAGAGAAACTTGTCGAAAAGCTTTCGAAGGGTAAAGACTCCTTGGGCGAAGAAAAGTTTGAAAAAATGTCAAAAGTCTCCACATTTCTAGAAAAATTTAAAAAACAACCATTGGATGAAAAAATGGTTGTGAAACTGTTTTATGTTCAAGATTTGATGGAGGAATTGTAATGGTTAAGGTAAATGTTGTTAAGCAGGGTGGTGTTGATACCATAACTCCGAATGATGGAAATGTTGGGATAGACATCAAACCAACGGTTGGAATTAAAATCACACAAAGCAATCTTCAAGATTATGTTTTTGAGTTAACAGCTAGAGAATCTTTAAATGGCGATCTTTTGATTTATGACCACAAAGACATTGATATAGTTCTGATGCAGGAGAAAAAGAAAATCGTTGCTTTTGCAAAAGATATGTTAACAGATAACGTCTATGGTGCGGAGTCTCGACTGTTTGAATATTTAAGAAAACACGGGGTTGTTGCTTATGATTCCATTCAAGGTGGAAACATTTATGGATCCATGGAAGCACAAATTTTAGAATCTAAAAAATACGATTCAGTTAAAAGTGCTCTTGTGCAAATCGCAGAATGGTTTAAGGAAGAAAAACCAATGATGGACTTCGCAGATTCTCACGATGATGAAATGGAAAACGCTTTGCTGGATCCAGATGACGAACATGCAACTGAACTGGGAGAGGTCCCACATGAAGAGGAAAAGGGATCAATCTTACAAAAAAACTTGTTTGCCCCTTATCTTTACGGAAGGTATACCTACTAATGTCGATGCGAAAAATCTTAAAAGAGTGGAGAAAGTTTAAACTAACAGAGGGGCAGCATTCTCCAGATGTTGCATATGGTGACGATCTCGAACCCAACCTTTCTTTGCATCACGTAGAAGAAGATGAAGATCACTATATTATTCTTTACCGCAAGCAAAAATATGTTGATGCTTTTTATATCGTGGGATATGCTTCCGTCGATCTATTGACCGATACAGGAGACAAGAGGTTTAATTGTATTCCAAAAACCTATCAAGTTGGAGCTATCTATGTGGAGCCCGAACTTCAAGGAAAAGGCTTTGGTCAATTACTCTATGACCTTGCTTTTGCTGCCATCGGAGATGATGCTGGTCTTACATCGGACAAATATTCCGGGACACAACCCGCCGCAAAAAGAAAGTGGAAAAAAATGGAAAACTCACCTGAATATGAAAAAAGAAAAACACAAATGAAAAATGATGAGTTTGATTATGATGGCAAGAAAACACCCGACGACCCAGAGGATGATTGTGGCACAGCGATGGACCTCGGAGATACCAATGCCACAGATCATTCTCTTAAAAAGAAAGGTAACAGTGATGGTGTTTCAAATTTGAATGCTTTTAAAGCACAACACCAACAAAATGATTTCCTCAATAGAGATGACGTTGAAAATAAGCTTCTCAATAAAGCAGTTTGGAGATTCGGAGAAATCTACTCACAGATGACAAACTATAATTAAAAGAGGTAATGGTGAATTTATTGTATTTTATTCTTGCCTGCTATGGTATGACTTTTATTCTTGTCTATGGTAAAATCTTTGAAAACTTAAGACCAGAGAAAGATTATACAAAAAAATGGAACACATTATTCCATTGTCCTCTCTGTGTGGGCTTTTGGGTTGGTGTGTTTATGTGGGCGATAAATGGTTTCACAGAACTATTTACATTTGAATATTCATTTATCAACGCATTTATTTGTGGCTGCATCTCTGCAGGAACAAGTTATTTGCTAGCAATGATTGTTGACGATTTTGGAATAAGGAGAAACAAAGATGAAATTAACAACTAAAAAACTTAAAGAACTCATCAAAGAAGAGATGAGTAATATGGATCCGTATGCTTCTAACGAAGAAGTCCCAGAAGATACATTGGGACCTCAAAAAGATGAAAATGGAAATCTTATTTATTATAAAGGAGAAGATGGAGTTCTTTGGCCATCTCCGCAATCACCTAATGATGAAAAAGTAATTATGGCACCAATTGTATAAAGGAGATAGAAGTGAAATTAACAACTAAACTTATAAAAAAACTTATACAAGAAGAGCTCGGCGCTATGAAAGAAGAAAGCAATTCTTCTGTGGATGTGAAAGGTGCTATCGAAAAAGGCATGAATTCTATTAAGCCAGCAGAATATCAAAAAGCATTGGAAGATCCTAAAACCCAAGAGGCATTGGCCAAGATAGCTAGTAAGCTTGGTCTAGATGGACTCAATGAAGAATCGGATGAAGAATATGCTGGAAGAAAAGACGAAGCCAGATTGAAGGCAAAAATTTCTGATGCCGTACAAATGTCGGCCGGAGCCAGTGCTATATTTGCTATCAACGCATTGGGTGTTGGTGGCGCAACTTTAGTAGCAACTGCTGGTGTTGGTGCATTAGTCGGTTTGCTAGCTTGGTATCTTGGCGGTTGGGGTTCCAGCCACGATGCGTATAAATACAGCAAACTAGTTAATCCAGAGGCTGGAGAATATGAAGAAAGAACCTATGACCCCATGGATAATGTGGTAAAGAGAAAATAATAAAGGAGAAAAAATTATGAAATTAACAGTTAAAAAGCTCAAGCAGCTTATCAAAGAAGAATTAGATACCATGGGCAATCCTTTTGATGATGGATCAAGCCCGTATGATCCTCAACATCAAGGCGAGCCTGATCAATTAGACAAATTTAGAGATGCTGGTTGCGGTGAGATCAGACAACAAGAATACCTTGATGCTTTAAAGCAGGCATATTTAGAAATGAGTAAGGATCCAAAGGGGTTTCTAGATGCTGAAAAGATGAAAGCGAGATTACAATTGGTTCTAGATGAGTATCCAGATTGCCATGAACAGTCTGGTCCTACAATTATGCATAACAAACAAACTCAAGGAGAATGATATGACTAAGAAATGGATGCTACAACCTGTTCGACGTTGTTGTTCAGGTTCCTGACCCGGGCGGAGAGAGACCGCATTATTTGGAGATTTAAATGAAAAAAATTTTATTAACAGAGTTTAACGCTCTTTGTAAGGATGGGATCTGTCGTGATCTTCTATCT